ATAGTAGCGCTGTTAGCGTATTGACTTATTATCGTTCGTTCTACGTTTATCATACCAGTGTTACCGAAATGTCCGATGCGCTCAAGGTCGGCTTTTGATCAATACCCACCGAAACTTGGGTTAGTGTTGGGGTTGCTGTGCCTATTAAAATACTTATCAATGACGCGCTACCGGGCACGGCGCCGTAATACCGGCTTGCGAATATTGTCGATCCAATACGTTCTCGAGTTGTCCCGTCCGTGCCGTTGAATCGGGCAATTATGGCATTCTTTGTTAGAGTCACAATGTCAGACGGCAATGAAGGATCATTTACTATCGACGCCGCAAATTTAACCGCAAGCGAGGAAGGGCGCTCGAACTTGACTGTATAAGTTGGATACGGGTAACTGTACCCGCTGGTGTCTGTTACACTCACGGAAGTATTGCCGTTATAGTCACAGCCCACGTCTTTTTTGTTCCAGATCGCAGCCGCAATATCCGCATCTATGCCGCCCACTACTGCGATATAGACTGAATGTGCAATGACCGGGTAACTTGTAGAGCCAGTGTTGACCGTCACCCCCGTAGGATTGTCAATCACATAAACGTCCAGCACGTTATCAACGGCAAAAACCGCCGCATAAATTGCTTCCGGGGTCCCTTTTGAATTAATCGCTACCGAATTTTTGCGCCTGAACTCAAAATCTTCACGAGTCTCCACGTCTTGCCCGAGAGTTCCGTCAGCTGCGTTTGTGATTGTGTCCCATCCTGAGATTGACTGGTAAACCTTGATAAGCGACGCCGCTGGGCATGGGATCGGGCCTGTTGCAATATTCTGGAATTCCGCATCTACCGTACCCCCTACGCCAATTGTGACATTCGCAGTCAAAGAATATGTATTTCCCCCGGTATCTTGCGCAAGCGTGCCCGCCGGAATAACAGTGCCAGGAACTCCGCCAAGAGTCGCCGTAACCGATGTGGATGTGGCAGGCTTGCGTGTCAGATAATAGATGCGAGCAATGGCATCCTGGAACCGACCGTCCGAGTATTGAGGATCAATCTGATTAACAATGAATGCCACTTCGGCATTCTTATCCGCGATAATTGCGGCTTCACTGGATGCAAGTTGACCTTGCGGAGTTTCCAGTGCGGGATTGACCCCGCCGCCGAACGCGGTATTAATGTCAGCTTGGACGCCCGTGAGTATTGCGGATTCCGTCGGCAAAACCAGGCCCGCGGGAGTAAATGAAATTTGAGGTACGCTAGAAGACAATCGAACCCCCTGCGCCAGAATCGTCTATAAATTGAATTTCGCCGGATATTGCTCGATTCTGTAAACTTGAAATAACGCAGCGAGCGGAGACTACGCCAGGAACAGTCAACGCCGCCTTTTCAATATACGAAGTGAACAAGGATACCGGCGGCAATTGCCCGAGTATTTCTTCAAAGTACGGAATACCTTTGGTCGTATCGTACCAAAGTTCGCCAAGAAACAAACGAACAGCACTCGCAACATCTTGCTCCAAGGCATAAGGCGGTGATGCTAGGGCAATGTTGCCGTTGCTATCTAACACCAAATCCCATGCAGTTCGATCTAAAAGTAATGTATTAAACTGGGACACTTGTCTGCCCGCTCCCCGGCTGTACGCCGCCATGTTTGTGAGTATGCAAGCTAGTACCTTGACCGGTCACATCGCCGGTAGCCACAACCGCGCCATTCACTCGAACGTTTCCGTTTATAGTAACCAATGGCGCGGTAATTGTCACGCCTAAATTATTAAATTGGATGTATTGTAAAGGAGTTCCGTTTAACATGCCGCCCAAATACAGGCCATCGGCAAAACTGTATTGTCGCCACGAGCCGGGATTGGCTTGACCCTTTGTGGATTTGACCTTTGTAATATCGCGTGAAGCAAAAACACACACGCCCACATCCCCGGCTTGCGGATCGATAATGATCGCGTTTGCGCCGCCTTGGATACGCAGATATGGCACATTGTAAATCGTGACGTGCGGAGTAGCATTACCTTTACCGTCAATCTGGTTAACCATTGGCGTAACATCAACAAATCCCACCGGTTCGAGTCCCCCATTGTTCGTGCAGGATTCAATGCGTACGAGGGTTGCGGTTTGTACCTTAAGCAGTGCTTGCTGCACCAGAAATGCGATGTTATTGAATTCGCCCCATTGCGTAGTAGGCTTGGCTAGGCCGCTATTTACTGATTGCGAGTCCATTCGCATTACCCCTTACGTTTGACAGCCACTCCCCGCCGGGTTTCTCACTTTCCAGCCGATGCCCGATCGATGTGACTATCCACTCACCTTTTGCTTGCTGGATATCGGTGACCAACTTGATACGCCCGCCAAACGTCACCGAAGGATTGAACAGAGTTTTAAAATTAACCCCAATTCCGTCAAAAGTGGGGTAGCCAATCAATCCAGATTCCGCCGATATTTCTGGAATCATGTCCCCGCGAGGACTGTTTGCGGGCGTGATTGCCAGCGTTTTATCGTCAAGGTACAAATCGATATTTGCGGCGTGCGCTAAATCTTTGGCTTGTTCCAATCCGGTGTTGGGCAAGTAAACATCGGTCAGGCTGACGCTCACTCCATTATTCTCGAAGTTATACCCGAGATCGCGCGCAATCTGACTCATCACGCTGGCGACGTCAATTGCCCCTTGGAAACTGCGCGGCGGCACTGGTTTTAGTTGATTAATGAATGCGGATTGTGCTTGTAACCTGAGATACACGTCAGGCATCGTCTGGTAGTCACCCCAAGCATTCACAATGTTGCCCGCAAATACCAACGTTTCCGTATCGCCGTCAATCGCGTATACCTCGACTGTGTTAGGTATTATTTCCTGCGGCTTCCATTGCAACGTAGTTATACTGTTCATGTCGTCTTGAGTAACCCCATATATCCCGGCGCGCAAGGTTCCCATCATCATCCCGCCAGCCTTGTCTATGTCGACAGTTGCCCGGTATCCTTCCAGAGTCACTTGATCGTTGTCGCTGGCGCCGAATTTCCCGGTACCCAATGTGATTATGAATTTCAGTCGTTTCTTATTCATACATCAGAACGTAGCGAGAGTTTAAACCAGTGTAATGCGGATCAGTCGAACCTTGCAGATCGTAGAACTTGAGAGAACCGACTACCCCTGTATATTTGCGGCAAAGAATATCGTCATTATCTCTCGCAATTACACTTGTAACAATGTCCGCACCATCGACATTGACATCTACAAACAAACCCTGCTCTTTTTGCTGTAAGAGAATCTGAAAATTCTGATTACCCAATACCACTTTGGTAAACTGAGACGGCACGGCTTGCAATGGGATTTGTAACATGTCAAAACCCTATTTTATCAGTTATGCTTTTAAGTGTAGATACGCTCGGCTTCTGGGCTTGTACCTTGCCGTTGTCGACTTGGGCCACGGCGGCAGGTTGCTTAGGTTCGGCTTTGGTGAACTTAGCCGACACTTCGCGCACCTCTTTCAGAGATATTTCGACTTGCAGCAAAGTGCATCCTTTTTCACTTTTACGTTGGTAATTATACTTTTCAATAGCATAATTGACGTAAGTTATTTCGGGAGTAACTACGCTATACAAATCTGTCGATTTACATGCCGCGTCTATATCAGTAAGGAACGCTTGCCGAGCAGATTCTCTGCCACTCACACATAAAACTACGATCGGAGTGGCAGGCATTTCGACCTTGTTGTAACTCGCAAAGCCCCCCTTTTCAAGTGGGAAGTCGCTCACCCGCGTTTCTTTCGCGAACTCAACGCTCTTTGTGGATAAGGTTGACCCTAGCCCGATGGATTCTAATATCAAGTTCTGCGGGTTGCCGATAGCATTACCTTCGCCGTCGAATATTCCCCATCGAGAGTCTATCTGAAAGCTACGCCAAATGATTCCTTCCAAAGCACCCAATGCAATCCCGGCAAGCGGCGGAAAATTGGGCGAACGGGGGATGAGTGGCACCCCCGGCAAATCTGGTACATTTGGGAACGTAATCATAGCCATACCTATCTAAGTCCGTAGTTGGCTTGTGAAGAAAACAGCGAATCCATTGCAGTACCCATGTCATCCGCAATACCTTTGGCATCGTTCGCCGCTGTGTAAATTTTAATTTCCCCGATATTGGTTTCCACACTAGAGCTATTCGCGGGAGCTTGACCTACCATTAAATCCGCCATCCTGCCGCGAGAGGC